CTCGACGCTGTCATCCTCGTGGATGGCGTGGATCTCGTCGAGCTTGGTCGGCTCGACGACAGTGGCCTTGGCCTTGCGCGCCTTGTGCTCGGCGCGGGCGGCTTCGAGCTTGGCTTGGGTGGAGGAAGAGGCGGAAACGGAGGAACGCGTGACCATGATGGTCTCCTTACAGTGGGTGGAAGAACACAAGAGCAGGACGACACAGCCCGAGGAACGAGGGCTGTGCCAGGGGCGTGGTCATGCCACGAGAACTGAGCGGCCGGTTGCGATGGCAGCAGTCTTGGCCTTCGCCATGGCCTCACGGCGAGCGAGCTGCTCGGCGCTGGGTGCCGGGGGCGTGTAGGCAGGGCGCTGAGCGCGCGGTGCGGGCAGGCTGGCGAGGCGAGCCTGTGCTGATTCGAGCTGCGCCTCGATCTTGGCGCAGTGTTCGCGGAGGGTGGAGAGTTCGACGACGAGCTGGGCCTTTGTGAGCGATGCCATGATGGGCTCCTATGTGGGTTGGAAGAACACAAAGGCGGCGAGACGCAGCCCGAGGAACGAGGGCTGCTGGGATTTTCCGGAGCGTGCGATCCCCTCCCCCGGTAAGCATCCTTTTTTCCGGAGCGTGAGTCCGAATCCGAACCGGGTACTCCCGGTGAGCGGGGTGGGGAGGGGAGACTCGTTGAGCCGTACCTAGAAAAAATTTTCAGAAAATTTTTCACCCAGCCCCTCGCTCCAAGCCTCCCGGCTCCCAGCCCCAAAGTCACCCCGTTGACCGCTCATCTAACTTAGATCGTAGAATCCAGTCCCAAATGACCAAGCGCCTCCCGCCCAACCCTGACGGACTCAACACCAAGTCCAACGGCCGCGGCTTGAAGAAGGTCTCGAAGCCGCCTGCGAAGAAGCGGGGCGCCAACGCTACGAAGGTCGCCGAGACCGTCGCCGACAACCGCAGGAAGTACGTCAGCGCGAGCAACATCCCGACCGCCGAGATCGCTGAGTCCATCGACCCGAACAAGCCCCTGACCGAGAAGGCCAAGCTGTTCGTCAAGTATTGGGCGCAGGGCGAGTCGATCCCATCTGCCTCGGCACGGGCCGGCTACGGGGATGGGGCCACCTACGCCTACAAGCTCGCACGCTTCCCCCAGGCCGTCGCCCTCTACAACGAGGAGAAGCGCCTCTATGAGGAGGCGAGCCAGATGACCCGCAAGCAGGTCATGGACGGCTTGCTGGAGGGCATCGAGATGGCCAAGCTCATGGCTGAGCCGGCCACCGTGATCAACGGCTGGAAGACCGTCGGCCAGATGTGCGGCTACTTCGAGCCGGTCAAGAAGCGCATCGAGCTGAACGTGACGGGTCAGATGTTCATGGGCCGGCTGGAGCAGCTCTCCGACGCGGACCTCATGAAGATGCTCACCGAGAAAGCGCCCCAACTCATTGAGGAGATGACGAATGATGACGCACAAGGCTCTTGAGTGCCTGGGTACGTTCCGTATCGACGGCGTGTCGCTGCAGGAGTGGCTGCTTGCCCAGCGTGTCGCCGACACGCTCTGTCCGCCGCCCCCGCCGCCTGTGAACAACGACGCGGTTGACGCGCTCCGGTACACCCTCCGCTACGGCGTCGACACCGCGATCCGCAACAGCAACGACTTCTTCCGCGCGTTCGGCACCATGAGCGGGGCGACCTGACCATGGAGGTCTACTTCACCCGCAGCCACACCCTTGGCTCGTACCTCATCCGCCTGCTGACCGGCTCGCAGTGGTCCCACTGCGGCGTCGTGGACGGCCCGTACATCATCGACAGCATGCAGGGCTTCGGCGTGCGCCGCCGCAGCCTGCGCAGCTTCCTGGACGCGTTCCCAGAGCACGAGCTGGTCACGATCCCGGGCGAGCACCTGGGGGCGATGCAGTTCTACCGCGAGCAGGTCGGCAAGCCCTACGACGGTGAGGCCCTGTGGGGCTTCCTGATGCCCTGGCGCGACTGGCAGGACGACTCGAAGTGGTTCTGCAGCGAGCTGATCGCTGCCGGGCTGCAGGGCTGGTCGGATTCCAGCCGCTTCACGCCTGGAGCCCTGTATGACCTCCTCAAACGGTGCGTTTGACCCCCATGCCCCGCTCGTCGACCAAGAAACCGGGCTCGAATACGAAGACTTCGGCGACTTCCTCGCGGGGCGGCCGGTCGACTGCGCGCGCAACCGTTCCATCCTCCGCATCCAGTGGCAAGCCCGGGAAGGCAAGCTCGTCTGCTGGCAGTGGACGGTCTTCGTCCGCTACAACGGCTACAGCCGCGAAGACTTTCCCTACGCCGCGAAAGAAGGCTGGAGCCCCAGACTCCCCCAAGGCATCGACCACTTCCGCGCGTTCGGCCCTCCCCACATCCATCGACCCCCAGATCCTAGCTGCCCAGCAGGAGCTGGCCGCGCGGGTGCTCTCCAAGCGCCGGCTGATCCCGTTCACGCAGCGGATCAACCCGCGCTATGACGCTGGTTGGGTCCACGAGGACATCGCCCGCCGCCTGGAGCGCTTCAGCGAGGACGTGGCGAAGGGGCTGAGCCCCCGACTCATGCTCCTGATGCCGCCGCGGCACGGGAAGAGCGAGCTGGCCAGCCGGATGTTCCCGGCGTGGCACCTGGGGCGCAACCCTGACCACGAAATCATCGCCTGCTCGTACAACGTGGGCCTCGCGATGTCCTTCAGCCGCAAGGTGAAGGAGGTGTTGGAGAGTCCGAGCTACCAGAGCGTGTTCGCTACCCGCCTCAACCCGAACCACCAGTCCGCCGAGGAGTGGGGCCTGGACGGGCAGCGGGGCGGCTACGTGGCGGCCGGCGTGGGCGGCGGTATCACGGGTAAGGGCGCGCACGTCCTGCTGATCGACGACCCGATCAAGAACGCCGAGGAGGCCGACAGCCCTGACGTGCGCGAGAAGCTCTGGGACTGGTACGGCTCGACCGCCTACACCCGGCTGGCCCCGGGCGGCGGCGTGCTCGTCATCCAGACGTGGTGGCACGACGACGACCTCGCCGGCCGGCTGCAGCTCGCCATGCAGGCGGACCCCGAGTCGGATCAGTTCGAGGTGGTGAAGTACCCGGCCATCGCTGAGCACGACGAGTGGGTCGACACCACCACGGACGAGATCCTGCGGATCGACGTGGCGGCGAACGAGCCCTACGAGGAGGACGCGCTGACCGCCCAGGTGCGGGCCATCGACCGCTTGAAGGGCCTGGGCTACGACCTGACGAAGGTCCGGTTCCTGCGCTGCAAGGGCGACGCGCTGCACCCGGAGCGCTACGACCGGATCAAGCTGTTCCGGATCAAGAAGACGATCCCGAACCGCTTCTGGTCGGCCCTGTACCAGCAGAACCCGGTGCCCGACGACGGCGCGTACTTCCTCAAGGAGCACTTCAAGCGCGGCATGGTGCCGCCGGTCCAGAAGTCGAACGTGTTCATCGCCTTCGACTTCGCGATCAGCGAGAAGAAACAGAACGACTACACCGTGGGCACGGTCGGGCTACAGGACTACGACGACGTGCTGCACGTTGCGGAAGTGATGCGCTTCAAGAGCGGCGACGCCCTGTTCATCGTGAATGCGATCATGTCCCTGTGCCGCCGGTGGTACAGTTCCAACCTAGTTTTGGGCTTCGAGGACGGTCAGATCTACCGGACGATGGCGGTCTTGTTGAAGAAGCGGATGCAGGAGGAGAAGTTCTACCCCTCCATTCAGGTGCTACCGCCCATCACCGACAAGATGGCCCGAGCCCGCCCGCTGCAGGGTCGTATGCAGCAGGGGATGGTGAGCTTCAACGAGAGCGGCGACTGGTACGACGTGGTCAGGACGGAGATGCTCCGCTTCCCGGCCGGTGTGCATGATGACTGTGTCGACTCAATGGCCTGGATGACCCACCTATGCATGAACAAACCACCACCGCAGCGCCCCAAGACGAAGGAGCCCGCTTCATGGAGGGACAAGCTCAACGGCCTGGGCACGCATGGCCGGAGCCACATGGCAGCATGACGCAGCACCTCCACCCCCACCCCCGCATACTGGCCCAAGGGGCCGACCAAGCCCGTCGCGACTACGAGCAGCGCGACGCTGAGAAGCGGCGGCTGGTTGCCGAGATGACCGAGAAGCCGCGGCCTGAGCCCCGCGCCATGACACCCGAGCAGTTCGCCTTCTGGGTCAAGGGCATCGCCGAGACCGGCTTCGCCCAGCCCCTCGATCTGCTCAACCGCATCCTTGACACTGCGAGGGTCATGAAATGAAAGACCCAGTTTGCGCCGAGCTGGTCGCGCGTTGCTTCGACGCGCGCACCGTCGCCCACTTCGCCCACCTCCGTACCCGCAGCTACGCCGAGCACGTGGCGCTGGGGGATTTCTACGACGCCATCGCGAGCGCGGCCGACGCGTTCGCCGAGTGCCACATGGGCGTCGAGGGGAAGTTCGACAGCTTCCCAGCCATCAAGCCCGACCCCAGCGTGTCCATGCTGGAGTACCTGCCCAGCATGCACGACTGGGTCACCAAGAACCGCACCGCGTGTGCAGACGGCTCCACCGAGCTGGCCAACCTCATCGACGGCATCCTTGAGACAATCGACCGGACTTTCTACAAGTTGAAGTTCCTGAAGTAAGAGGACTGCCATGCCAGTTGACGCCACCCTGACCTCGAAGACGTGGAACCGCTACGTCTTTTGCCGTGACAACGGCCACAACACCTACGTCGAGAAGGCAGTCCTGTGCGACCGCTTCTTCGTGGGCGACCAGTGGACGGCAGAGGACCGGCTGGCCCTGAAGCTAGCCCGACGCCCGGCGCTGACGATCAACAAGATCATCTCGACGCTGGCGAATGTGATGGGCGAGCAGATCTACCAGCGCAGCGAGATCGGCTACCGGCCGCGCTCAGGCTCTCCTGCGGAGATCGCCGAGGCCCTGGCGAAGGTCTACAAGCAGATCAGCGACAACAACCAGCTCGACTGGAAACGCAGCGACATGTTCGCCGACGGCATCATCACGAGCCGTGGCTTCCTCGACGCTCGCATTGGGTTCACGGACTCCATGCAGGGTGAGGTGGAGATCAACCACCTGAACCCGAAGAACGTGATCGTCGACCCGGATGCCGAGGAGTACGACCCCGACACGTGGCGCGACGTCTTCATCACGAAGTGGGTTACGGCTGACGATATTGCTGTACTCTATAACAAGGAAGACGCGGAGTACCTGCGCAACCGCGAGCAGAGCGCCAGCCCCTACGGCTACGACAGCATCCAGCACGCCCGCGACCGCTTCGGCCCGCCGATCTCGCCCGGCTACGCTGGCGGCGCGGGCTTGGACTTCTCGGCGGTCACCCGGTCGATCCGGTTGATCGAGCGCCAGCACAAGATGATGGACAAGCAGAAGCACTTCGTGGAGACAGCCACGGGTGACATGCGCCCCATCCCTCACGACTTCACCCGTGACCGCATCGCGTGGTTCGTGGAGAAGTTCGGGTTCAAGGTCACCACGAAGCTGGTCTCGCGCATCCGCTGGACTGTGATCGCCGACACTGTCGTGCTGCACGACGACTGGAGCCCGTACAAGCACTTCACGGTGATCCCGTACTTCCCGTTCTTCCGTCGCGGCACCACCGTGGGCCTCGTCGAGAACCTGTTGGGCTCGCAGGAGCTACTGAACAAGACCTCCAGCCAGGAGCTGCACATCGTCAACACGACGGCGAACAGCGGCTGGAAGGTGAAGACGGGCTCGCTGACGAACATGACGCCGGGCGAGCTGGAGGCGCGCGGGGCCGAGACCGGCCTCGTGATCGAGACGAACGGCGACCCGGAAACGGACATCGTCAAGATCTCCCCGAACGCCGTGCCGAGCGGCCTGGACCGGATCAGCTACAAGGCCGAGGAGCACATCAAGTCGATCTCCGGCGTGAGCGACTCGGCGCAGGGCTTCGACCGCGAGGACGTGGCTGCGAAGGCGATCCAAGCGAAGCGCCAAGCCGGCGCGACGAACCTCGCCAAGCCGCTGGACAGCCTCGTGCGCAGCGACTTCATCCTGGCGCGCGTGCTGCTGGACTTGATCCAAGGCTACTACACCGAGGAACGCATCCTGACGATCACCCACGACAAGGTCACGGGCGAGACGGAGGATCTGGCCATCAACAAGGTGGACGCGGCCGGGGCCATCGTGAATGACCTGACCCTCGGTGAGTACGACGTGGTGATCAGCTCGATCCCGCAGCGCGAGACCCTGGAGGACAGCCAGTTCGAGCAGGCGCTGTCCATGCGCGAGGCCGGCGTGATGATCCCCGACGACGTGCTGATCGCGAACAGCCGCCTGATGAACAAGGGCGAGATCGTCAAGAAGATGCAGGGCGACCAAGACAGCCCCGAGGCACAGGCCCAGCGCGCGCTGCAGCAGCGCGGCGCGGAAGCGGAGGTCAGCAAGCTCGAAGGAGAAGCTGCCGCCAAGCACGCGGACGCCGGCCTCAAGCAGGCGAAGGCCCAGAAGGAGATCGTGGCCGCGCACAAGGAAGCGAACACCCCCATCGAAGAGCAGGGCGACGGCGGCGCTGCGCTGATCAAGGCCGAGGCCGACATCCAGCTCGACGACCGCAAGTTCCAGCACGAGATGCAGATGGCCGAGAAGGAGTTCGGTCTGGAGGTCACGAAGCTCCAGATGGACCAGCAGCTCAAGGCCAAGGCCCAGCAGGATGACGCAGACACGGCACGCATGGCTGCTGCGACCGCAGCCGCAAACCCCAAACCCAACCCCCAAGGAGCCCGAGCATGAAGATCCGCAGCGCATTCCACCTCTTCCAACGTCCCGACGACGACAAGGGCGGCGGTGGGGCCGTAGACCGTGGCGACAACTGGACGCCGACCGACGAGGACGCGTCTGCCCAGGCGGACGCCCTGCGCGACGCTGAAGCCGCCGCGGCCGCTGCCGCCGACAAGGACGCGCTGGAGAAGGTCGGCCTGGACGACAAGGGCGACAAGGACGACAAGGGCGCGAAGGACGACAAGGGCGCGAAGGACGACGGCAAGAAGGGCAAGGACACCCGTGTCCCGCTGGCCCGCCACACCGAGATCCTGGCGAGGGAGCGCGAGCGCCGCGAGGCCGCTGAACGCGAGCTAGCCACGTTGCGCGGGGGCCAGGAGGTCGTCAAGGTGGGCGAGAAGCTCACCGAGGCCGAGGAGAAGGTCTCGGTCATGGAGAGCGAGTACCTCAAGCTGCTGGAGAAGGGCGACCTGCCCGCCGCCACGGCGAAGATGGCCGAGATCCGCCGTGCCGAGCGCGGGATCATCGAAACCCGGGCGAAGTACGAGACCCAGGCCGCCGAGGCCCGTGCCTACGAGCGCGTGCGCTACGACACCACGGTGGACCGCCTGGAGGCGGCGTACCCGGTGATGAATCCGGACCACGCCGACTACGACAAGGAGCTGACCGCCGAGCTGTGCGAGCTGCGCGACGGCTACGTGGCCACTGGCCGCTACAGCCGGGCCGAAGCGATCCAGAAGGCCGCGAAGGTGCTGCTGAAGACCACCACGGCGAAGCAGGAGGCTGCGGTCGAGGTCGACGTGCGCGTCGACAAGGACGAGGTGGCCAAGCAGGTCGCTGCCGAGCGCAAGAAGGCCGCCGTCGAGAAGAACCTCGACACCGCCAACAAGCAGCCGGCCAGCGCCGCGAACATCGGTCGCGACACCGACAAGGCCGGCGGCACCCTCAAGGGCGCCGACGTGATCAAGCTGTCCCAGAAGGAGTTCGCGAAGCTCGGCGAGGCCGACCTCTCCAAGCTGCGCGGCGACGAAGTCTGAACCACAACCCACTCAAGGAGATCGACATGATGCACATCGAGTCACCCCGCACCGACGACGCCGGGGTCGAGCAGCTCTTGCAGGCGCGAGGCGTGACTGCCCCGCGCATCACACCCGCCGACATCGAGGCGGCCATTGCCGGCGAGCACTACTTCACAGCGGCCGAGGGCGCCATGTGCTCGACACGCGGGGGTATGCATGACTATGCCCAGTTCCCCGCTGCTCTGCACCTCATGACCTTCTGCGTGCTGATCATGCGCAACGGCTTCAGGGTCGTTGGGGTCAATGAGGGTCCGGTGAGCGCCGAGACTTTCGACGCGGAACTCGGCCGCAAGATGGCCCGCCAGAAGGCGCTCGACCAGATCTGGCCGCTCCTGGGCTACCAGCTTCGCGGCGCGGTGCACGAAGCCTCCACCCAGACCTGCGCCGCCACCGCGACGCGCGCCGGCACCGCCGCCTGAAAGGAACGACCATGATTTCCCCCACCAATGGCCGCGTCGTCTGGTACAAGCCGCTCGCCGGTGACTCGTCGCTCGCGCGCCTCAGCGACCAGCCGATGGCCGCCCAGGTCTGCCACGTGTGGTCCGACACGTGCGTCAACCTCGCCGTGACCGACCACCGGGGCACGATCCACAACAAGTCGAGCATCACACTCGCCCAGGACCGTGACCCGTGCGAGGGCGAGTGCTACTGGATGCCGTACCAGAAGGGCCAAGCGGCCAAGACCGAGGCGCTCGAAGGGAAGCAGTCATGAGCTACGCACAGCAGACCTTCAGCAAAGCGCTGGAGCACCTCAAGGCCGGTGAGAAGGTAGGTCGTCTGGGCTGGAACGGTAAAGGCCTGTGGCTGGAGCTGCAGCGCCCCGACGCGCACAGCAAGATGACGCTGCCCTACATCTTCATCAGCTACCCCGCCGACGCGGCCAACACGCCGGGCGCACGCGTCCCCTGGCTCGCCTCGCAGACCGACCTGCTGGCCGAGGACTGGGTGATCGTCGACTGAACAAGTTGTCTCCTCCAAGGGCCGCAAGCCCATGGACTTCGGGCCGGTCTTGTACCGGCCCTTTTTTCGTGTACAGTTCGTTCTAACGTAGATCGAAGCTCAACGACAGCAGCTTCAACCCTTCGCGTACCGAAGCGAGATTCGGCGGACACCCAACCGTTCTAACTGAAATCTCACGCGAAGGAGAAGCCAAATGGCTTTGACCAACTTTGGCCTGCTCACCACCGAGCAGAAGACCATCTGGTCCATGGACCTGTGGAAGCAAGCCCGCAACCTGTCGTTCGTCGGCAAGTTCCTGGGCAACGGCCCGAACTCGATGATCCAGCACATCACCGAGCTGAAGAAGTCCGAGAAGGGCGCCCGCGCCGTCATCACGCTGCTGGCCGACCTGCAAGGCGACGGCGTTGCCGGTGACCGCACCCTGGAAGGCAACGAAGAAGGCATGCAAACCTTCGACCAAGTCATCCGCATCGACCAACTGCGTCACGCCAACCGCCACGAGGGCAAGATGGCCGACCAGAAGTCGGTGGTCGAGTTCCGGGGCAACTCGAAGGATCTGCTGGCCTACTGGCTGGCCGACCGTTCCGACCAGATGGCGTTCCAAACGCTGGGCGGCATCTCCTACGCCTTCAAGCCCAACGGTGCCGCACGCGTGGGTTCGGACTTCCCGTTCCTGGAGTTCGCCGCCGACGTGGCCGCCCCGTCGAACAACCGTCGCTTCCGCTGGGACAACACCGCCAAGTCGCTCGTCGCGGCCGGTGCCTCCAGCGCGGTCGTTGCGACCGACACCCCGTCGTGGGAACTGTTCGTGGCCCTGAAAGCCCAGGCCAAGAACAAGTACATCCGCGGCGTGGCCGGCAACGGTGGCAAGGAGACGTACCACGCCTTCCTGACCCCGAACGCGATGGCGAAGCTGAAGCTGGACCCGACTTACCTGCAGAACCTGCGTCACTCGACCCAGGCCAGCAAGAACGACACCCTGTTCACGGGTGACGAGGTCACCATCGACGGCATCACGCTGCACGAGTTCCGCCACGTCCCGAACACCACGGGTGCGGCCCCGGGCTCCAAGTACGGCGCGGGTGGTCTGGTCGAAGGCTCGCAGGTCATCTTCTGCGGCGCCCAGGCCCTCGGCATGGCCGACATCGGCAACGCCGAGTGGAACGAGAAGGGCTTCGACTACGACAACCAGCAGGGCATCTCCATCGGGAAGATCCTGGGTTTCCTGAAGCCCAAGTTCACCTCGATCTACGAGCCCGGCGCGCCGGAAGACTTCGGCGTCCTGAACACCTACGTCGCGCAGTAAGCGCAGGAAGGACAAGGTCACATCATGGCTCTGCTCAAGAAGAACCGTGCGGCCCAGTGGCCGCTGTACCAGGAATTCACCTTCACCATGGCCGACACCATGGTGGACACCGCCGGCGCGACCAACGCGCTGAACGTGGTGGGCTCGAAGACCTACGACGTGGCGGGCCTCCCGCCCGGCGCCGTGGTCATCGGCGGTGAGCTGGTCGTCGGCGTCGTGTCGAACGACGCCACCACGGCCACCGTGGCGGTGGGCGACTCGGCCAGCGCGACGCGCTACCTGGGCGCGACGACCATCAAGACCGCTGCGCGCACCCCGCTGGTCCCGACTGGCTACAACAGCCTGGGCGAAGACCTGCGCATCACCATCGCCAACGGCACCGGCGGCGCCACCACCGGCACGGTGACCGTGCGGGTGGGCTACGTGATCGCCGGCCGCTGCAACGAGGTCCAGCCGACCTGATCGGCTTCCAACCAGACGGGGCCTTCGGGCCTCGTCTTCTATCGAGGAACAAGCAATGAACTTCATCCTGAACCGGGACAAGACCGTCGTGTCCCTGAGCGGCCGCAGCGTCGAGTTCGTGAAGGGTCAGCCGACCTACGTGCCTCCGCAGATGCATGCCGAGGTCATGGCCATCGGCGCCCTGCCCGAAGAAGAGATGCCCGAGGACGACGAGAACAAGAAGCCCGTCGAGCTGACGCCCGACGAGCGCAAGCTGCTGATCAAGCAGGCCATGGAAGACATGGTCGCCGGCAACAAGCGCGAGGACTTCACCGCCGCCGGCACGCCCAACCTGAAGGCCCTGTCGACCCGCGTCGGCTTCGCCGTGGACAAGCGTGAGTCCGACCCGATCTGGGCCGAAATGCACAAGGTCGGGGACTGACCGTGGACTCCACCGGGCTGCTGCTCCAATTCCGGTCGGACATGAACGACCTCGCCGTGCCATACCTGTGGTCGGACGAGGACGTGCTGGCCTACGCGGACGACGCGCAGAAGATGTTCTGCCGGAAGACGGACGGCATCTCGGACGAGACCACCCCGGAGGTCGTGCAGCTCGCCGTCGTCCCTGACGCCGACCGGCTCGACCTCCACCCCTCAATCCTGCGCATCGTGTCCGCTGTCCGCACGGACACCGGCCGCCCGGTCGAGGTCATCAACCCCAGCGACATGCCCAAGCGGGGCTGGTACTTCGACGGCAACACTGGCGTGCTCAAGGCCCTGGTGATCGGCTCGCAGGCCCACAAGGCCCGCCTGTACCCGAAGGCCGCCGAGACGCTGACCGTCGAGCTGACGGTCTTCCGCCTGCCGCTGCTGCCCATCGTCGACTCGGAACAAGCGCTTGAGATCGACGAGGAGCACCACCGGCACCTCGTGCTGTGGATGCGCCACCTGGGCTACCTGAAGGCCGACGCCGAGACCTTCGACCAGGGCAAGGCCGACGACTTCGAGGCCCGCTTCCTGCGCTACTGCGAAAACGTCAAGGCCGAGCAGCGCCGCAAGGATCACAAGACCCGCGTCGTCGCCTACGGCGGCATCTCGATCACCAACTAGGAGCCGACCATGGCCGCTCTCTCGGACTACCTCGAAAACAAGATCCTCGACTATGTACTGCGCGCCCAGGCGTTCTCTGCGCCGGCCACGACCTACGTTGCCCTGCTGACGGCTGCGCCGTCCGACACTGGCGGCGGCACCGAGGTGACCGGCGGCAGCTACGCCCGCGTCGCCGTGACCAGCTCGCTGGCGAACTGGGCAGGCACGCAGTCCACCGGCTCGACCACGGCTTCGAGCGGCACGGGCGGTCAGACCAGCAACAACAACACGATCACGTTCCCGGCCCCGACCGCGAACTGGGGCGTCGTCACGCATATGGGCGTCTACGACGCCTCGACTTCCGGCAACCTGCTGTTCTACGCCGCGCTGACCGTGAGCAAGACGATCAACAACGGCGACGCGGCCCCGAGCTTCGCCGCCGCCGCGCTGACCCTCCAGATCGACAACTGAGTCTCGCCATGGTCCAGCGTGTGTTCGACCGGATCAAGGAGACGAGCACGTCGACGGGCACGGGCGACTTCACGCTGGCCGGGGCTGTCACGCAGTTCAACGCATTCTCCAGCCGCTTCGCACAGGGCGCGGAGAACGTGGCTGCGCCGTTCTACTACGCCATCGTCGGCCAGAGCGGTACGGAGTGGGAGGTCGGCCGGGGTTACCTGTCCGACGCCACCACGCTCGTGCGCTTGAAGGTGTTCGACGGCAGCGCTGGCATGGACACCGCCGTGACCTTCAGCGCCGGCACGAAGGACGTGTTCAGCACGATCCCGGCTGAGCGGATCGAAGAGATGTTCACCAAAGGGCAAGTCGTCGCGGCTGCGCTCGGAATGAGGTATCCGTAATGGCAAACACTGACCCCATCTTCAGCAAGGTCGGCGACATCCAGTCGAACGGCGCGCTGCTCGGCTCGACCGCAACCACCGCGCAGGACGGCACCGGCACGCTGTACCCGGTATTCCAGGCCGACGCCACGAACGGCGGCTTCATCCAGAAGCTGATCGCCCGCCCGGTCAGCACGACTGCCGCCACGGTGATGCGCGTGTTCCTCTCGTCGATCACGGGCGCGTGGACTGGCAACACCGCAGCGGACACATGGCTGATCCAAGAAGTGACCCTGGCCGCCGTGACGGTCTCGCAGACCGCCGCCGCAAACCACATCGAGGTGCCGCTGAACTTCGCGCTGCCCCCTGGCTACCGGATCGTCGTGTCCTTCGGCACCTCGACCGGTGCGGGCACCACTGGCTACGTCGTCACCGGCATCGGGGGGAAATACTGATGGTCTACTGGCGCATCCTCACTGACGACGGACGGACGGGCTGGCAAGTCATGACGGCCGCGCTGGAGGGCGCGTACGTCGTGGACGACGACAACCAGCCGTTCCCCGACAACATCGTCTACTCGGTGACCGACACGTCGCCGACTCCACCGGAGTGGGCCAGTGCTTGACTTCTTCGGCGTCGACACCCCGAAGGTCGCCCGCTACGTCGGGGGCGGCGCGAACGGCTGGCACACGTGGTTCAAGCCGCGCGGCGCGAGCCTCGTCCACTTCACCGTCGTCGGTGGCGGCGGTGGCGGCGGTGGCGGTGCTACCGGCGCGACCTTGACCATCCGTGGCGGTGGCGGTGGCGGTGGCGGCGGCGCGTTCAGCCGCTTGAGCGTCTCGGCTGACCTCCTGCCCGACGTGCTCTACATTCGGGTCGGCGCGGGCGGCACTGCCGGCGCGGCGGACGGCGCGGGCGGCGCGGGCGGCGCGAGCATCATCGCGGTCGTCGGCGGGCAGACCGCCCCCAACAACAACAACATACTAACCCAAGCGGGCGGTGGCGGTGGCGGCGCGGCCGGCACGACGGCTGCTGGCACGGGCGGCACTGCGGGCACCGCCGGCTCCCCGACCACCTGTCAGCTCGGCAACCTGGGCACCTCGATCTACCTCGCCGGCCAAGCGGGCAGTGCGGGCACGATCACGACCACCGCTGCGGTGGCGGTTACCTGGGGTTCCAGCGGCCAGCTCTTTTCGGGCGGCGGCGGCGGTGGCGGCTGCACGGCGACGAACACGGTCGGCAACGGCGCGGGCGTCACGGCGAACAACACGATCTTCCTGAAGGGCACCACTGGCGGCGTGTCCAGCGCCACGGTGGCCACGGTCGGCCCCTCGGACGGCGAGACCCGCGCTACCCCGCTGCTCGGCACGGGCGGGGGCGGCGGCGCTGCGTCGGCCGCAGGCACTGCGCTGCCTGGGGCCAAGGGAGGCCAGGGCTCGGGTGGCGGCGGCGGGGCCGGCGGCATCACGGGTTCGGTCGGTGGAGTCGGCGGCGGCGGGGCGGTGGTCATCGCCTGGGCGTAACCCATGCTCGGCCACAGCCCACTCTCAACCCTCCCGCTCTCAACCACGCCCACAGCGGCGGGTGGAGCGGCTGCGGTACTGGAGGCAGCGGCTGTAGCCCTGGCGGCGTCAACCGCCGCACTGACCACGAGCATCGAGCTGGCCGCTGCGCCCGCAGCGACGGCCACCGCCACGGCGGACCTGACGGCTGGCGGCGGTGCGGCCGCGCTCGAAGCCGCCCCGGCCGCTGTCGCGACGGCCACAGCCGCGCTGACTACGAGCATCCGGCTGGCCGCTGCGCCCGCAGCCGCAGCCGCGTCGACTGCTGCGCTGACGACGGCGATCTCCCTGGCCGCTGCATCCGCAGCCGTCGCCAGTTCGACCGCTGCGCTGACCACGAGCGTGCGGCTCGCTGCCGCGCCCGCCGCCTTGGCCACGGCCACCGCCGCGCTGACGACCTCCATCCCGCTCGCTGCTACCGCCAGCGCCCAGTCTGCTGCCACCGCCGCGCTGGCGACCTCCATCCCGCTCGCCGCCGCGCCTGTCGCCGCCGCGAGCGCCACCGCTGCACTGACGACCAGCGTGCGGCTGGCTGCTGCACCCGCAGCCGTCGCCACCGCCACCGCTGCGCTCACCACGAGCATCCCGCTCGCCGCTGCGCCCGCAGCCCAGGCCACCGCCACCGCTGCGCTGGCGGCCAGCATCCGGCTCGCGGCCAGCGCCGTCGCCCAAGCCACGGCCACCGCCGCGCTCGGTACACCGGGTGCCGCACTTGCTGCCGCCCCCACGGCCCAGGCCACCGCCACCGCCGCGCTGACCACGAGCGTGCGGCTCGCCGCTGCGCCCCAGGCGCAGGCCACCGCCACTGCTGCGCTGACCACGAGCGTGCGGCTCGCTGCCCAGGCCATCGCCACGGCGCAGGCCACCGCCGCGCTGACGACCAGCGTCGCCCTGGCCGCGACCGCTGCGGCCTCCGCGTCTTCCACGGCGTCGCTGCAGACGGCGATCCGGCTCGCTGCCCAGGTGATCGCACAAGCCCAGGCCACTGCCGCGCTGACCGCGCCGTCCGCCGCGCCTGACCAGCAGAACGGGCGCTTCTACACCGTGCCCGCCGAGCTTCGTCTCCACGGCATTGACGGGGAGTCCCGCCTCTACGGCATCATTGGCGAGGTGCGCATGCACGAGCCTGACGCGGACGCCCGCACCACCACAGTCTAAGGAGACGACATGACCGACACCTTCATCGTCGTGGCAGGTAAGCCCACGATCACCAAAGACCCGCAGGCGGTGCTCGACTACGTCGTGAACTTCAACGACTGGCTCTCTGTCTTCGGCGGCACCCTGGCGTCCGTCTCGGCCACCGCTTCGGGCGGCGTGGTCGTGGACAGCGCCGTCGTCACCCCGAGCGACATCTCCTTCACTGCGGACGGCGTGACGACCACGGTGCCGGCGGGCAAGGGCGTGCTGCTCTGGGTCTCAGGCGGCGTGGTGGCCACCCCTGCGTCGATCACCCTGCACGTGACCTCGACGGGCTCACCGGCACGGGTCGACGACCGGACGATCTACTTCAAAATCAAACAGCGTTGAGGAGAACAACTTGGCTGAACCAACCTCCTCTGGCGTCGGCATCGCGGCCTTGGCTGTCGCGCTGGTCGGCCCCGTCTTCGGCCCCTACGCCGTGATCGTCTGGGCCGCGTTCGCAGGCGCGATGTGGCCCCTGTCCAAGCGGAACACCCCGTCCCGAATCGAGGGGGCGTGGTTCGTCCTGCGTGTCGTCTTTCTTGCCACCATCATCACCACCCCTCTGGCGATCTTCGCCGAGACCCAGTTCAAGGTGCCTTCGCAGCACGCGCTGGGCCTCGTCGCCCTGGCTGTCGGGGCCATCGGCGACGACTGGCCCCGCATCTTCAAAGCTATCGGCCGGATGGTGGCGCAGCGAGTGAACCCCACCTCCAAGGGAGATGAGCAATGAGCATCTTGCACCTCGCGCACGAACTGGCCTGCGCGGCCCTGCTGTGGACGTGCTTCTGCCGCCTCGTGCGCACCAACGAGCACACGAAGCCAGCGATCCGGTTCGCATTCTGGCTCCTGTCGTTCGCCGCCATCATCAGCACCGCCAGCCCATACCTGGGCTGGGGCGGCACTGACTGGCCGACCGTGATTCTGCTGGGCGCTGCCGCCCTGGTGCAGACGGTCACCGCCCGGTACTGGAGGTACGCACCCCCAGCTGTCTTCCAAAACGAGGAGCCCCGCAATGAAGCTGTTGGTTGAACGCCTGCAGAAGGACGCCGATGTCACCATCGGCTCGTTGAGCATCGACGGCTCGTTCGAGTGCTGGACACTCGAAGACCCGGTGCGCGAGATCCCCGGCGTGCCGGTGGAGAAGTGGAAGATCAAGGGCGAGACGGCCATCCCGGTGGGCACCTACGGGGTGATCGTCACAATGAGCGCCCGGTTCGGCCACCTCCTGCCTGAGGTGCCCAAGGTGCCGGGCTTCGCCGGCATCCGCATCCACCCGGGCAACACGGCGGCAAACACCGAAGGGTGCTTGCTGGTCGGCGAGGACCGCCACGCGAAGTCGCTGGGCAACAGCCGCAAAGCCTTCGACAAGCTCTTCGCCAAGATCCGCTACGCCCTGGCGCGGAACGAGGCGGTCACCATCGAGTACGTGTGATGGTGGGCTACCTCATCGCTCTCCTCGCCGCCGCCGGCATGTGCGCCAGCGCGTTCTTCTACGGTGTCGGGGTCGGCGAGGACAGGCAGATCGCGGCCAACGCCAAGCAGGACGCGAACCTGCGCATCGCTGTCGAGGCCGGCGCGCAAGCCGCTGCGCGTGAGATCGCCAAGCTCAAGCCCATCCACCGCACGACCTACCAAACTATCGAGAAGGAAGTCCGTGAAAAACTGGTCTTCACTGATTGCCGCAGCGGCCCTGTCAGCGTGCGCGCATTCAACGCCGCCATCCCCGGCGCTCGGCCCGACACCGCTGCAAGTGGCGTCGTGCCAGCCCCGGACCCCGATCACTGACGACTCGTTCGGCGCGTGGGTCTTGAAGGCCACCGAGCTGGGCGAGATGTACGACACATGCCGGGCCTCTGTGCTCGGCGAGGAATCGCAGCGATAGCCAGTGGAGGGTGCTGCTGCGGTACGAGCTGCCAATCCTCGGACCCAACCCTCCTCCGCGCCCCGCCGTCTGTTCCTTGGTAGGCGGGGGGGCGCACCTTTCTATCTGCGATCTACGTTAGACTTCAACCACTTTTTGCAGGAGCCGCACCATGGCCAACGCCCTCTACACCAAAGGCAAGGAGAAGATCCTCTCCGGGACGATCAACTTCTCGTCGGACACGATCAAGGCCGCGCTGGTCAGCACGTCCTACACACAGAACTTGGCCACTGACGAGTTCTGGTCTACCGCCAGCTCGAACGTGATCGGCACGCCCCAGGCGCTGTCGTCGAAGACCGTCACCGGCGGTGCGCTCGACGCGGCCGACGTGACCTACGCCGCAGTGACCGCGGGCTCAACGGCGAAGTGCGTGGTGCTCTACAAGGACACCGGCTCCGACGCAACCTCGCCGCTGCTGGCGTTCATCGACGTGATCACCGGCTTCCCGCTGGCGACCAACGGCGGCGACATCACCGTGCAGTGGGACAACGGCACCTACAAGATCTTCAGCCTGTAAGGACGCATCGTGACCATCTACATCAAGCGCAGCACGGACGGCGGCGCACCGGCCCTGGCCGCTGCTGCCGGGTCGATGATCACGCTGCTCGACTACCTGCTCGTCACCACGATGGGCTGGACGAAGCCCTACACCGGCACGAACCTCGCGGCCTACCGCCAGCCTGCGGGCACGAACCAGTATTACCTGCGGGTCGACGACACGAGCACGACCACGGCGCGCATCGTCGGCTACGAGACGATGTCCGACGTGAACACGGGCACCGGACCGTTCCCCACCGCCGCCCAGGTCTCAGGCGGTGCGTACTTGGAGAAGGGCGCGGCCGCTCCGTGGAAGATGTTCAGCGACGGCAAGATCTTCTACCTGTTCATCAAGCCCGCAGCCAACACGTTCGTCACCGCGTTCGGCGACCCGGTC